AACGTGATGCGGACGTTGATTCTGTACTAGGTATTGATATTAAATTAGATCAATATCTATTAGGTTATTTAGATATACAAAATCAAGACAATATCCAATTCAAAAAACATGCTTTAAAAGCAATTGCTGATTATCTTGAACCACATACACAAAAATTCAATGGAACAACGATGAAAAGTCTTTATGATACCTTTGCGTTTTCGGTAAATAATATGGATATTCGTCATAATAATGAATCTCAGATAAATTTAAATAACTCCGAGCTCAAAGAAGTTTATGACAAAATTTTCCGAATAGGGATACATCTAATTCGAGATTTAAACGTACGGGAAATCAAAAAAGAAATCGACCAATATAAGCAAAAATAAAAAAAAGACCGACTGCAGCGAACAGTCGGACAAGCAGTAAACTCACAACAAAGTGGTTTTACTGTGCTCAATTTTATCATAAAGGAGCTCAACAATGGAACAGATAGAAAAGTATCTTGATGAAATCGAAGCTGCACTCTACAAGATGCCACCTACAGAAAGAGAACATCTAATGGAAGTGCTACATCTCGCATTTGCTGATTACTTCGATAATAATTACAGAAAATCATAGGAAGGAGTACGCACATGATCGGATATGACGAACACAAAAAAATATATCGCGTACAGGTCAAATATCGCGACACTATCACATTGAAGCAACGCACTAAGAAGAAGCGCGGTTTCAAGACAAAGCGTGAAGCCAAGATCTATGAAGCTGAAGCAATGCAGCAAGGGAACGATCCAAGCGATTTAACTTTTGAACAAGTAGCTCATCAATGGGAAGAGTATGCATTACCGTCAAAAGAGCAAGCACGCCGACACCAAGTAGCGTTTGAACGCAGATTCACAGACCTGTATGAACGCCCAATAAAATCAATCACACGTGCACAGCTCGTTGCATGGCGCGCAGAACTTGCTAATAGCGACCAATGCGGAACAAAGATAAAGAATGATACTATCTCGTTTGTTAAGGGCGTATTTCGCTATTACTCGACAGTCTACAATGTTGTCGATAACAGCGTTATCTTGAAGCGACTTAAAAAGACGGATAAAGAAATAATGCAGGAAATGAACGTGTGGACTGTCGATGAGTTCAATCAATTTCTATCCTGTGTTGATAGTCCACTCTATGCTCTCTTCTTTGAAACATTGTTTTGGACTGGAGCGCGTCGTGGCGAGATTATGGCACTGCAGAAGAGCGATTTTGATGGCAATTGGTTAAACATTCACGCAAGTATCAAACACTTCGTAAACGGCTTAAAACCTACCAAAACAAAGCAGTCAAGAAAAGTATGGATTGACGATGATCTAAGAAAGAGGCTACAACCATTATTGGACGTTGACGGTGATTTCCTTTTCGGCGGCATAACCAGTCTCCCTATAACGCAGATACAAAAAAGATTTACAAAAGCAATAGAACTATCTGGGGTTAAGAAAATACGCCTACACGATCTACGTCACAGCCACGCTACGATTCTTATCAATAGTGGTGTGAATATCGTGGCAGTATCCAAGCGACTAGGTCACGCATCCATAGAGCAAACACTACAGACATATACGCATTTACTAAAGGATACTGATAAATTCCTGAACGAAACAATCGAAAACATGCGGAAAGGGTGCCAAAAAGGTGCCACATATAAAGAAAAGCCCTTAAAATAGGGCTTTTAGATGTCATGGAGCGAGTGATGAGAAAAGATAGAGGGCTGTTTTAGGCGTGACAGTCAACGCTAAAACCGCTATTTTACTGCATATTCATGCATTGTGTGAACACGATATTTTAAAAAAGTTGACCAAAAAGTTGACCAGTAAATTATTCATTTTTAATATTCTCTGCAATATATTTACTAAAAATATTTATAGTAAATATATTGACATATACTATAAATAATGATAGTATATAGATGTAAAAAGAAAGGCATTAAAAATCATGACAAAGATGACGTACAAACAAGAAAAATTTATCGAAAGCCTAATCAGTAAGAAACAAGAAGAATGTCCAGAATTAATTTACGAATATTATCAAAACAAACAATTCATGACAATGCAACAGGCAAGTAACATGATCCAATCATTACTTGAATGGGCAGATAAAACCGACGAACAATTAGAAGATAAGAAAATCAGCGCACAGGTTTATTACATCGTATCTCATAAGAAAACTAAGAAGTGGGCTGAAAAATACAATGCAATCAGAAACGCACTACACATCAACTTAACGAAGGCAACAGTCTTAACTCACGATCAATTACAGTCAATAAAGGAAATCGTATTCTAAAGGAGGAAAAATATGGAAAAGATTAATCTAATTGAAATGGTGCAGGAAGTTTTGGACAGTAGCGAAACAGCTTATTCTCTAAGTAAGAAGTCAGGAATTTCCGAACAGTTAATCGGCAAATATCGCAATGGCGTTACTTCTGTAGGAAATATGACAATTGAGAACGCACAGAAATTGATAAATATTGACTTAGCTGAACCGGAAAGAAAAGACGGTGACCGCGTGTTTGCTTCTCTTCTCGCTGCTCCAGTTATCCAACGATTTGGATATGACGCTGACTTTATCTGCAGAAACCGTCTATCGCTTAAATGGGGCGAATATACGCCTTTCTTGGACTACTTCCTGGCGTGCTTCGACGATATGAATAATATCTCTATTATCATGCGCTTTGAAAACGAGGAAGATACAGAAACATTCGAAGAAATTGCATAAAAAAAGAACCCACCGCATTGGTGGGTTTTTGCTACTTGAAATCTTCCTCGGTGTCATTGGTTGGTTCTACTCCAACAAATAAAACCGCTATTTAAGCGGTTTTTCTTATGTTCCGGTCAACTTTTATTTATTTTTTGCTTGGTCAATAGCATCTTGCATTGCATTTCGGATTACTTCAGCTTGGCTTATTCCGAGTTTTTGGCACGCTTCGCGAAATGACAAAACAAATTCATTTTTGTATGTGGCAGATACTCTCATCATGTTTTCTGCTCGCCACTTTGCATTATATTCTTTCTGATTAAAATCGCCGTTACTTGTTTTTGGCATATTATTGATCCTTTCTATTTCTGAGAAGCAAAACCGTTACAACACTTGCAGTGAAAACAGCAACTATGATATAAATTTGCATACTTGATATTTTATGAAAAACAACCTATAATTCAACTAAGGAGAGGGGCTTTCGCCCCTAGCCGGAATCACTTGGTCAGCCACCATGTGATAAATCCAGCAACTACTCCCGACATGACACCGACGAGGAAATCACGTGTAAGGCGTTTCAACTCATCGGTTTTTATTTTGTTTTTCATCGTACCTCCTTTCTACATATATAATAGCACAATGACGTCACTGTGTAAAGTGTTTTTTACGAATTATTTTATTTTTTGTATAAAAAATCGCCTACCCTCAATTAAGAGAGTAGGCTTTCAATTACTTCATATCTTCTTCGGCAGTCTTATTAGGGTCTACTTCTGGTAGACCTGCAAAAGACATTCCGATAGATAAAATAGCCGCTAATGCTGATGTTGAACAAACAAGTTTCCAGTCAACTGCACCGATTGTTGCGGTTGTTCCGATCGTCGCTACAAATGTTTGTGCTGCTGTCTTTAATGCTCTTCTTGCTGCGGCTTTCGCCCATTTACTCCAATAGTTTTTGTCTTTCATTTATTATCCCTTCTTTCTTCTACTTGTTTGATTCGTTCGGTTAGAAACGTTACGGATGTTTCTGTTTGAGCGAGTCTGTTTTCCAGAGACATAACGCGGTTGCTTACATCTCTGGTTGTAGCTTTTAAATCTGTGATTCCTTCTTTGACGTATGCTATGTTTGCATTCATCTTCCCTAGTTCTTCTGCTAGTTCTTTAGCCTGGTCTTTGTTCCCTTTGTGTATTGTTGAGTTGACACTCCAGATTGTTACGACTAGACCAATTAACGAAACTAAAAGACTTAGATACACAGGATTGATTCCATCTTGCATGAAGCCACCCCCTGTATTTTTATAGACCGTAATAGATTTGGTCTACTGCACGCTGTACTGCATCCGGATCGTATCCAGCCGCACGTAGAGCATTGATTCTATCTTGGCCGTTACCATAGTCGCCACGATAGACCGCTTCAGCTATAGCGCTCATGTCACCTTGTGTTGAGGACGGAGTACCTTGAAGAATCTCATTTACACGTTGTTGTACCGCCACATTGTCATATCCTGCTGAAGCTAACGCATTGATACGGTCTACACCATTACCAAACTCGCCAGCAATAACACGACTAGCGACATCATCAAGGCTATACGTAGGAGTAGTTTGAATACCACCATAGATTTCATTAATGCGTGCTTGTACTGCACTATACATATCACCTAATGCGGCACGTCTTGCATCACCATTTCCAAACTCACCTGCAATTGCTCTACGTGCTAAGTCTTCAACATCTCCACTCACTGCTGGTGTTGGTTGTGATGTAACTGCACCACCTGCCATAGCGGCACGAATATCATTTTCGATGACATGGTTTACCTGCATAGCGTGAATCGTAGGACCTGGGCAATTTGTAGCCACAAACATACAATGCTCCGTTAATGTTGCAGATGGAGTTCCATCATAATATGGATAAATTCCGTACCGATTGCAGATGTCTGCACATAGACGAATTAATGATGCATATGCTTCTTGACTGATTGGCCAATCGCCACCAGTCTCACTATTCGCAACTTCGATAGTAATCGCACGATCATCGTTTTCCCAGTTAGCGGATGTCCACGGATGATTTTCTTCATCGACGTAGCAAGCGATACGTCCATCAGAACCAATTCCGTAGTTGGATGATGCCTGTCTGTTTGGATTTAAAAAGACGTTCCCACACGTCTCGATTGAAAGATTACCAGCCATGTGATGGATAGTGATCTTTGATATTGAATTGTAGCGTGAGCCTGAATGATTAGGACTCATGATTGTTGCATTGGTTAAAGCTGAATATCCCATAAATTATTCCTCTACTTTCTCTGCTTTGTTGTTGGTTAATTCTTCTAACTGCTCTGTTGTTAAAGCCAAGTCTTCATCCATTTTCTTTTCCTCTTTCTTTCTATCTAAAAAGGCGGCCATATTGGTCGCCTTAATAGCAAATATTTATTTTTCTTTGTAATAATCCCAGGCATTACCGAACCCAGGTTCATTACCTTTGTTATTGTCGATTTTTGAAATAAAGACAATGCCACGTGCGATAACTAAGTCACCTTTTGAATAGGTTGTTTTATCGTTCCATGGTTTTATTTCTTGCTTTTTCTTCAGTAAGTTTTCGTACAGTTTTTCTGATACATCAGGCGTTTTCGCTTCCTCTGCTGTAACGTCTGATATAACGCTATACGGCACGTTTTTATAGGATACCCTTTGCCCTTTTTTGTATCGTGTTCCAGCTGTCCAAACATTCAGAAATGATATGTATTTCTTTACAGTTTCAATGCTTGCTGTCTGTAAGCAATCATTGACTAATGGCTTCACTTCATTAAAGTTTTTAGCATCAATGTCCTTTTGTGGAACATCGGACAAAATAAAAGAGATAGTATAACTATCATCACTTTTAGAAAACGTCATTGGCTCAGTGTACATTTTGTGTATGATATTCTCATCATCAAAACTTATTTCATGTATAACACCAACTTCAAAACTATCAATTAGTGGCTTTAGGTTTTCAAACACCTTACGTTGAAATGTAACAACGCTTTTATTGCCACTTGGGATTTCAGTAAATTTTAAACCATCTATAAGCATTATTTCCCTTTCTATGCAGACTTAACAAACAGTCCACTAACAACAACTTTACTTTTTGGTGTTATATCACTTGGTGCAGACCAGTTATATACGTGTGTCATAATTGCATTAGCACTTACATTCTTTATTGTTGTTATACACCATGTAACAGTGTGTGCATCATAGAAGCAAAGTAATTTATATCCTGCAGGAATGGTGTAAGGAACACTTATATATGCAGCCTGTTGCCCTTTTATTGCTTGAACGTCAGCCGTAAATTCTTTCACGATAAACGTATCATCACCGCCAATTACTAAGCCACCTTTTGCATATGTTCTGCCAAGTGTTGAGGTGTCACCCTCGTTATAAATTCCACATGGATTGCTTCCGTTTTTTCGTACCCAAAGCATGTGGACACTGGTTGTAAGTTTGCCAAGAATCATTGCCCACAAATTACCTGTTAGCACATATGATTTTTCGGTTGATTGGCCATAGCTATCTGCAATTGTTAACGTTAAGTTGTAATTCTTATCATATGAATACCCATTAATTCGTTGGTGTAACGAAAACTCGTTACCAGATAGCTGCCCATTTGCATTCGCACTATGGCCGTCATCATCCTTTACAGTGAACGAAAGAACATTATTTTCACCATTGTAAAATGTTCCCTTAGCATTTGCGTAACCGCTATTCACTGTTGGGTTATCACGTTCAGCCGAAAATTCGGTAATCGTCGGATAGAAGTAAGGAACATATGTTCCGTGCCATTCTTGTATTGTTTTAAATCCGCGACTATCTTCAACAACAAATTGCATATCACCATCTACAAGACCTTCTAAATTGATGCTATATATCCCATCTTTATGAATAAATGGAAATTGCTGTTTATTGTGGATGGCATAAACTGCTTTTATTGATGAATATCCTCGCAATTCCGCTTGCATTGATAGCTTCTTTTTAGATAAGTATCTAAATACCTTATCTTCTGGTATTTTATTATTTCCAGTTTCTTTAACACTTACATTATTAATAATTGGTGCGTAACGGTCTTCTGGCAAATCTATAAAGAACCCAATATTAAGCGCTCCGAGCATCGTTGCGCTCGGATCACCACTTGTATATGTTCCGACCCCTAAATATCCGTAAATATATTTCCCATCCGTTGAATATTTCAGCATTTCTTCAGTTGGTTTAAAGGTATATTCCGTATCAATATCATTGGTGTTAAGCCATTTATATCCACTGTTCCCAATTACCCAAACAAGAGAATGTCGATAGGCTGCAACCTTTTTGTCTAATATTAACGTAATTGTATCGTTCCCATCCATTTTGACACGGTTCTTTCCATTTTTCCAAGAAGGAACACTTGCTCGTGGAATGTTAGGAAGTTCAATATAGCCAGCCAGGTATGCATCTGCAGAAGAAAAGTAAAAACTTAAATTTGCATTAATACTCGTTGAATAGTTACCACTGTTATCGTGGTAAGCCCAGAATCCACCATTTATTAAGGTTCCACTTCCATTAAGAGTTCCACCACCCGAAACATCAGAACATCCAGTTGCAGAAAAATTCCAAGATCCAGAATAGATATAACCAGAATTCATTGTGTAAGTGACTTGAACTTCAACATAGTCTCTGTTTAATTCAACACTGTGATATTGCGAATTAATTCGTGCTTGCAATTCATATGTAACATTAGCTGCTCCAGGAGTTCTCGTAGCATTAGCTACGGTTTGCCAATTATTACTAAGCATTACCATACGTCTTTATATCTCCAATCCAGTTGATTACAGTTGCTTTTATTTCCGCGGTCTTAATTAAGCCACCAACGAATTCCGTAATTTCAGCTTCGGTTGTATTTGCTTCGAAGCGGTGTGCTCCAGCACAAAGGTATTCAACAACACGCAAGTAAGCAAGCATGCTATCTATTTTGTCAAATTTAGCCAATAATGTACCATCCGACTTTTTAACATTGACACCATTTGTATCAACCGTTGTAACAGTATCTTCTTTATCAGATCCAATATGCAGTCCATGTTCATCCAGTTTTTCTGAAATCGCATTAACTGTTTTATCATATTCAGAACGTTGAATTGTTCTGCTGAATGCATCAGCAGTTTGTTGCTGCAATGTCTGAAGTTCTGTTTTTAATGCATCCGCATTTGTTTTGTTTTCTGAAGTTCTGTTTACTAAAAGTGTGATGCTTCCATTCAACTGCTCTATTGATGATTTGTTTGTCGAGGATATTTCGTAAACCTTATCCAATGCATCATCATAGGAAGGTGTTGTATACCCAACATGCAGATCTGTATATGTTATTTTGTATCTGGTCCAAACAAATTTACCTGTTGTAACTTGTGGCTTTGTATCTGACCATTCACCGCCATTTAATTCTGTTTTTGATGTTGAAAGATAATATTCGCGAATCGGGTCGTCTTTAATTCCAACACCTACAGAACCGGTATTTCCGTTTTTGGTAACCGCATATTCATCGGATGATGTTCCATCCGAATACGATGTCGCCTTTTTAATCCACAAATACATTCCATCATTTAATAATGGCGGTTCTTCTGACCATTCGCCACTAGGAACAACCGTTCCTGATGTACTACCTTGATAAGTCATCTTTGGAGTTCCAACGATACCACGGCCAGCTTCTCCTGGTTGACCCGTTAAATCAACCGGTGTGTGTTTAATTTCAGTTCCATTTTTTAAAACATCAACCGCCATCATCCACATATGCTGCCCAGAAATGCTGGAAGGTCTTATTGTTGACCAATCAGCACTGTCTTTAGATGGCTCTCCTGCAACACTTGTTTGCAGATAATAAACCTTATTGCCAGATAGTTGTGAACCATCAATTGAATCAACGTTCTTTTGAATCGTTTCGATTGCAGAACCGTTTGATTTAACCTTCAGTTTTGTTTCTTTCAGTTCATCATTTGTTGACTCGACCATTTTCACAACAGTAGATTTTGCATCTTCAGTAATTTCGGCCGCATATTTTCTCGTGTTATCAATGTTCGACTGTGTTATTTCTGCATTTGCTTTTACATTTTTCTCGACAGTTTCCACAACATATTGATTAATGCTTGTCTGCATGTTAGTTAAAGTCTGCTTCTTACTGCCAAATTCCAATGTAGTTTTATGTGGCTCAACAACATCAATCGTGCGAGAAATAACTCTTAATTTTTCATCGATATCCAGTAATTCATTTCTTACAGGATAAATGTTTCCAACTGTCAATTCATCAGAATCAACATCAATAAGTGATAGATCAAACGCATCTATTTCATAGCTAACTGTGATGCGGTTGTTTTCTTTTAGCCATGATGTTCCTTTTGATTTCAAAATCTCTAAAGAATTTACGTCATCCCAGAATTGTGTTGTTTCAACAACGCCATAACGTGATAGATATTCTGCATCTTCAACATAGGGTTTTCCAGCATTTACAGAAGATATTGATAGACGTTCTTCCGTTTCCTTCTCGTTTCCTGATCCATCCTTTACTTTGATTTTTGCTCCATATGGATATAAACGTGTGATAAGAGAACTGGAGTCAATCTTCTGTGTGATTGACTGCATATTTTTTGCTAAAACAATTGATGTACTCTTTTCTTCACCTATTTGTTTCAAATAATCAAGATATAGCAAACCATTAACGTTTCGAAATTGAAATTCTCCACCGGATTTCTTCACTAATTTTTCAACCAGTGTTTTCCACGAAGAGTCATATTGAATTCCAACATAGATATTGTCATTCGAATCTACTGCTTGCACGTTTCCAAGATTGATTACTTTTGAGACGTCAACCCTCGCATTATGCACTTTCAAAATTTGCTGTAAAAGCCCCTTGGTGGTCCAATTCTTCGGAACACAATATTCCTGAATAGTATCATTCAAATAAGCTAATTTTCCTTCACATGTAACTCTCTTTAAAATTAAGCCACTAGAATCCATTGATGGCTCAACAACAAGAACACGACCATCAAAAGCAATGTGCTGATGTTTTTCATCGTACACTTCAACTTTCGTATAGAATGGAGTTAACAGTTGGTATCCTGCGTTATTTGGATAAATCGAAAAGGAAAAGGAAGGAATCGCGTTGATTTCTTCCTTTATTTTTCCATTGGTAATTTTCTCAATATTTCCATGAACGATAGTTTCGTTTATACCATTAATCAGTTTAACAATATACATCAGAACACCTCTTTATAGAAACGTATCTTCCCATTTCCTGTCAGCGTATATGTCACTTGATTGTTTCCTTTTTCAAGTGCAAATAATTGATGTTTTCCGTTTCCTGAGAAAACAAACTTCTTTCCGCTAACTTGAATTGTCAATGCGCCGTTAGTTTCAACGATTGGAACAATTCGGTGATCACTATCATTTTGAACCGTTAACGAAACATTCGTTCCTGCTGAAAGTTCAATGACTGTTTCAGTGTTTGCATACATGTATGGGTGGCAAATGAATTTAATCGTTAATTCGCCTTGTCCATCATCCTCTTCCCAGTCTGATTCATGGTAAGAACCAACAAAATGTAAGTGTGGATAGTCGTCATCGTGAATATCTTCTTCATGAACCTCACAAAGCCACGCAGAAACATCATGTTTCTTTGCATTCATTTCTTCCGCATCATTACCAGTGATGTCAAATGTATACGAAATGATTCTATCCTCATATGTAAGTTCACCATTCAATTTTGAAAAATCATGTGAACCATTCATATACGGTACTGTCTCTCGAATGCGTTTAACACTTGGCATTTCAACCACTTTTTTACTAACAAATAAGCCAAAATCCCTGTAAGAGTGCTTGCCATTTATTGTGATTCCATTTTGCAAGTTACCAGCCAAATTTATCATAATGCAAGCCCTCTTTCCATGAGATTAACGCGACTAGCAGATACTCTATCATCTGCTGTAGCAGTTGCTTCAGCAATCTTATTATCATCCACATATAAATTGATTGGTCTATCCATTACTGACATAAGTTTGCTAAATAAATCAAAGATATTTCCAAATGCCAAACTATTTAAAGCACTTTGAACTTGTTCATATACAAAGTTCTTGCCAACTACCATTTCAGCCCCAGCTTCACCTACACCAATGATAGATGGCTGATTAAATACATAAGGTTGATCCATTGCCTTTGCATACCATTCAACCCCAATTCTAGGTAAACCGCCTTTTAACCAATCTAACGGATTGATACTTCCGCTAATAGAAAAGTGTGGCAACGGAATATGTGGCCATTCAAAGTGGAAATTGAACAACCCTTTCACGAAATCAACACCACTCTGAAACCCACTTTTAATTCCATCCCAAAGTGCTGATGCTCCACCGCTTATTCCATTCCACACAGCAAGAACCGTGCTTCCAATACCACTAAATACACCGCCGATAAAATCACCTACAGCTTTAACTCCATTTGAAATAATGTCGATGCCCGTCATTACCACATTTCTGAATCCTTCACAGTTATTCCAAAGAACGATGATGATTGCTATCAACGCGACTATTCCAGCGATGACAAGTGCTGCAGGATTGGCCATCATTACAAAGTTAACTGCCATGATTCCCTTTTGTAACGTTGAGAGTACGCCAATCATAGTTCCGATAATGACTACTATTTCTCCAATCGTAACAATTGCATTCTGTGCTTCAGGACTAAGACTATTCCATGTATCATTAATGGTTGAAATCATATCAGAGAAATTGGAGATTGCAGGTGTTAATGTTGTTAAAATCGATTCGCCCAAATCGCTCAACGTCTGCTGTGCCTTTTGCTGCGCAACAACCATATCATCACCGGAATCTTTCATCTCATCATACATTCCAGAAACCGTCGATAACGCTCCTGTCTGATTTTCTAAAGATTTGCTCATAATGTCGATGGAAGAAACTCCTGATGATTGTAGCATTGCGATAAAGTTCTGTGCTTTCGCACCGAATATTTCCTGAGCATCTGCCGCAGACATCTGCCCAGAAGATAGTTTCGCAAGAACTTCATTAAATGCTTCCACGCTTGCAGTGCCGTCTTCGGACATATTCTTTGTTGCCTTCATCAGTCCAGCAACCGCCTGTGATGCATCAACTCCAGAAGCGGAGAAGTAGCCCATCAAGCTTGTTACTTGTTCAAGTGATAAGCCCATGGTGTCATGCAAAGCTACGCCGGCAGATGATGCCATTGATGACAATTCACTAAATGATAGTCCATACATCTGTGATGCCTGCATCATGATATCAAGCGACTTATCATACTCTGTTCCAAAAGCCATGCTCATTGAAATCATTGAATCAGTAATGCTTGTTGCAGATTCACCAGAAATCTTGGACAATTGCGCAACGTGTGTCATTAACGGTTCGATTTCCTCATCCGTTAAATCGCACTTCGTCGCAACAGTAGCCATTGCATTTCCCAAATCATTCATGTCAGCAACAGGAATTGTTTTAACAATATTCTTCAATGCTGTTTCAAGTCCTGCCATCTCTGCAGTTGTTCTTCCTGTACCAAACTGAATTGTATCTAATGCATTATCTGTTTTATCTCTAGCTTCAAGTGTGCTTTTTCCAAAGTCAACAAGTTTATCCGCTGCATTTTTGGCCGCATCACCAATCTGATCAAGAGCATCTTTTGTTGCTAAATACTTTGTGTTTGCTTCCGTCTGTTCTTCAGCAGATTGTTTTGTTTTATTTGCTAAGTCTTCCGTAGCACTTGCATTACTATTCAAAGCCTGTTCAGCATTTTCAAGTTTCCCTTTAGCGGCTATCAATTCTTGATTAATGTTTTCTTGTTCTGTTTGAGCATATGCTAAATTTTTGGTCCATTTCTGCACCTCATCAGAGTTTTCACCAAAAACACGCTTTGCTTCATCCAAAGCTTTCTGTGTATTCTCAACTTTTTCAGTTGATGCATCATACTTCGATGTAAGAAGTGATACTCGTTGTTGTAAGAGGTTTATATCTTCTGAATTTCCTTTCAGTTGCGTAGAGTTCAATTTCAATTGAGCATTATAAACTTTGATATTATCATTCATTGTTTTAATACCCGATGTAAAATCGCCTATATCTGCACTGAATTTAATTTCAGCAGAATTCTTTTTTGCCATTTACTTCACCTCTCTTTCTTTTTATTTTTACTGCATTCTTTCGTACTCAATCCATTTCTCCCACGATTTGTATGCAGTATAGTTATCCGAGATTTTCATCAAGGACTTATAAGGAAAATGCCAAAACACCTCTTCAGGAACACCTAAAATAAGCACATAAAAAGTGTAGTAATCTTCTACACTCTCAAACTCTATTTTCGGCATTGAAAAATGTCTTGGCATTTTTTGAGTCTTTGCTTTGAACGCTTCTTCAAATTTTACTTTTTTTTACCAGCTAAAAGTTCTCCGACAACAGTCATCATATCGCTGTATCCTGGTAATTTCTCAATGAATTCAGACTTATTCATGCATGAATCGATATTGTCGATATTACCGCATAAATATGAGCCATACAGAACATCTACAGCAGCATGCGTCTTATCTTTTGTGGCTCCATTCATGCCTTGTGATGTTTGTTCGTAAACTTCAGGTCTAACTTGCTCCAACTTAAAAAGAGAAGCCATGTTCAAAGCACAGTTTACTTTTTTCCCATCACTTAATGTTAATGTTGTATTAACTTGCTTGATCATCTTATTCTCCGTCTTCTACTTTTTCAATTAAGTTGTATCCAAGTCTAGATTGCACATCTAGAATTTCATTCACACGTTCTTCCGTTAGAAACAAACGCTTACCTGTCGCATGCTCCTCGTTTGTATGTTTGTCGTAGAATGTCGCAACAACTTCATATTCAGTAGTTTGTTCTTTTTCTGTTACGTCATTTTCAGCTTTTGTGTTTTTCTTAGCCATACTACGCCGCAACCTTTACTAATTCAGTTGAGAACTCTGTCATCCACTTTGTTTTAACAGTTTCATCTGTGATTTCTTGTACAATTGCTTCATACATAGTGTTTCCGATTTCATCCACCGATGCGCTAAACTTCATTTCAACTTCAACAACCTCTGTTGCTCCATTTTCAATTGACTTCTTCGCACCTTCACTAGCAACGCAACAAGGGAACGCAAGAAACTTAACAGTTCCATCTTCATCACGAACTTCGTTTACCATCGTAAATTCTGGATGTACAGATTTATCTCTATTAAGAGAATTAATACCTTCTTTTAATCCGTCAGAATTTAAGCCAAACAATGTTTTATACAATCCCCACTTCATATGTAGTTTTAATGTGCCTTCGATAGTTCCACCATGCTTCGTGCGATTTTTAACTACTACCCCACGACACTTTTTAGTAATGTTTCTTACAGTTTCCTGAATCTCCAAACTACCAACGCAGTTATTTTCAATAAAAGCAGTTGCTCCTTTTGGCTTGAATGATGTTTTTGTTACTTCAAAATCTGAATACACATTTTCGTATTTGGTCATTTATCTATTCCTCTACTTTCTTAGATAGGCGCTCAACCAAAGCGTCTACGATTTGATCCTGACTATCTTCTGCACCTTTCTGCATGAAGTGCTGATTACCCTGATGATTGCGTGTATTGCTTCCATCATCAGGATAGTATAGATAGTTATATGCTTTTCGCGTTCTGACTGTAACAGATAAGTTTCCTTTTTTAGGTTGGTCAAAAACGCCTTTAATACCAGCAGATGATGCACTTTTAATTTTCTTTTTCCAATGCCTGCCAGATACCGGAAAACGAGAAGCTATATTGCTTTCGATGATTTCCGGGGCATCATTCCAAAGATATTCATTGATGGTTTTTTCTGCACCATCTCCAAATCCTTTAATTGCATTTGTTAATCTTTCCGCAGCTTTAAAATCGCTTTTAATATACGGCATAATTTTTATTAGCCTTTGCAAATTTTAACGTAATGCTTTCTGCGACTGCTTTTGTGTTTCCTATGCGAGCATAATCAAACTGATGATCTCCCGAAATGATTCTAAATCCTGGTATTTCCGTAACTTTACTAATTATTTCTTGAATTAGTTCGTTTGGAACATAATTTTCTCGAACAATCATCACAAAATAAACATCTGAATAGTCTTTTCCAGATGTTCCGTTAATTTGCAATGTATCTCTTCCGAAAATTGTATAATCCCAAACTTCTGTTTCAATCAAATCTTCTGTTCCATATGCTAAATTTTTTTCAACACTAGCTAATGCATCATGTAATTCTTGAAGTGAATCTCTACTCATCTTTAGTCACACTTTCTAAATATAAAAATAAGTTCTCACAGAACTTATCGTGGTCAATATAGGAAATTGTGAACAAATCTTTCCCAATAACAGCATACTGTTTTGACTTGACCAATGTGTTAAATGGAATTTTGATTTTCATCGATAACGAATGTCCTAATGCAGAAATCATTAGATAGTCACGTTCACGTTTTGAAAGTTCTTCAAAGAAAAAACGGTGAACATTTGCAAGGTCACCAATTGATTTGACATTGATTTGTCCACCGTATTTTGTTTTTGTTTTCTTATCTGTTCCAATTGATACGATGCCAGAATTACAGGTGTTGATATCACTTTTGAATTTCATTAGGAATCACCTTCAGGAACGAATTTTTCTAACTGAACTTTCTTTCTACACTCTAAAATATCGCTTATGTAGTTTGTGCGGAACTGTTCAGGGACATTGTTCCATTTATAAACAATGTAATTAATCAGAAGTTCTCTTGATCGAATATCATTCTCGAAATCAACCTCATCACTGCCTAGCATATCGCAGATTGTTGCAATGCTATTTTTAATAATTTCTTCTAACTTGCTATTTGTTTCTGATTCTTCCCACGTGATATTGCAAGCCAGCTTTGCGGCTGGCTTGACAGTATCAACATTTCTTTTTAGATATTCTCTATCCATTTAGCAATTAGGCAGCAGGTAGCTGTTTAACTGTTAAATATAATGGTGCTAAACCAGAAATATCAAGTAGCAATGCACATGTATTGTCTTCTGCAATACCTGTACCAAGTAGACGGATCTTGTATGTGCGGAAATCTTCTAAGAACTTGTATTCATCAGAAGATAAGATTTCTCCATCCTTATTTCCTGTTGCAAGTTCGAAAATATAAGACTTTTCAACGAAGAGAACTGCCTTTCCTTCTGCTACTGCCGCAGATTGAAATACTTCTGTAGCGAATGGGAATACATCGCTAACATATGCACCGGATGCGGTTAATACAGTTGTTGAAGGTAGAACCTTTTGGAAGTAATCTGTTGGGTTAACAACTAAAATCACCTTTGTGATTACACGTGATTCGCCAGCTTCAGTCTTTGACATCTTAGCAATTAATTCGCCATATGTCTTTGGATCGAATGACTTAACAACAACAGGTGTTTTTTCAGGATATCCAGTAGTTGTGCTGAAACTTACACCCTCATGGATATCACGAATTAAACCAACTGGTTGCTTCACGCCAGTACCATTAATTACACCATCTTCAATTCCAAGTGCTAAAGCTTCTTCTAAGCACTGACGAACATATGCATCTAACCATGTTGGTCCAAGTTCGATGTAATCCTGAGATAAGAGTAAGAACGCTGTTAATTTGGCAGCAACTAGATCAGCTACTGCTAAATCGCCCTTGATTTCTGTCTTAATTTCATCTGTGATTTCTCCCCAAACAGCCTTAGCTAACTTTCCTTTTCTCTTTAAAATCTTAGTGATTGCTCCGACAACTGTTGGATTGATTGCATTGATAAATGGATGGTCCTTCTTAACAGATTCGAGAACACGTTCTACAACGGTAACAGGTAATGCTGGGCCTGCATTAGTTGCATTTAATACCTTCTTATCACGCACACTCTCAATTAATGCATTGTAGAACTTTGTTTCTTCTGAAGTTAATGCATGGATTCCACGTCTATCTAAAATTGATTGATCGTGTGTTTCTTGATACTGTTCAAAATCTGCACGAATGTTATTCTGGATTTCTTCCATCCATCCCTTCAGCGCATCCTGTACCTGTGTCTCGTCACCATCTTTCATTGATGCGAGAAGTGCCTTTACTTTTTCGTTGTATGTTGCTGTAGTTTTAATCATCTAAAAATCCTCTCTTTCTTTTTTATTTGATGATTGCATTTAAAAAAGTGCCTAACATCGTTTTTTGTTCCGGCACTTCATTTGTTGCTTGAATGTGTAGTCCATCTTCATCAAGATGTGCTTCAATTTGTTCTTGGTTTTCATTTTTGTTTAACGGTTGTTTTTGAACCAATGAATTAAAAATCAATTTTCTTGCAGAATTCATTACATTTTCTGATTCCGGAACATTTCCAATTTCTGAAGCGAATCCTTTTTCGAGTGCTTCTTCTGGAGTAATCCACGTTTCATCATCCATCATTTTCTTAACTTCATCTATTGTGATGTTGACATGTTCCATATATGTCTTGATAATCTGCTCATTTATTTTTTCTAAATCATCCGCTTCTTTTCGCAATTGTTCAGCATTACCAACTGTATAGGTAAGTGCATTATGAATCATTAACAAACTTGAGTTATTAATAATTCTTTCAGCGCCAGCCATGAAAATCATCGATGCAGCAGAACATGCAAATCCATCAATCATAGTTGTTACATGCTTTCCACATGTTTTCAAAGTGTTATAGATTGCAAGACCTTCCGCAACTTCACCACCATATGAATTAATGCGAATGTTAATGTTAGAAATATTTTCAGGTAATGCCTTGATTGCCTGAACCATTCCAACCGCTGATGTATCACCATCTGTCCATGGCCATGATGTGATATCACCATAAATACAAATTTCTGCTGTTTGGCCAGTTGTTATTAAATCATAATATTTTTTCATTCATTTACACCTTTCGAAATGTCATCTGCGTTTGCATAGTTTTTGGTCATGTAATACTCATTAGCCCAATCTTCATTTATCTTGGCATCGCCAAGTTTTTCTCTAACATCATTTGGACTATATGCTCCAGAACCAACAAGCCCACTAATATTTGCAGATAGTTTCAATATATCTTGTACCTTGATAGTACTTGTATCAATCTCAATTCGATCTCCTTTGATATATTCATCATAAGAAATCGTCTTTCTATTTAACTCTTGTTCTATTACTTTCGCATGTGGCGCAATAACCAGAGTTATCATTTCATCAAATACTTGATCAGAGTTCGTGATATTGCCATAGAAAATTGATTGTGGAATCTTGAATATCTGTGCAACGGTATCAAAAATATCTTTTCTTAGATTACGAATATCATCAGAATTTTGTGACGAGCCCTTTGCAAAATCTGTAATTGATGTCCCTTTATATTTCGGCATTACAGCATTAGGCGATGTCATAAATGACTTCATACTTTCCTTTAGTTGTTCTTTAAATTTCTTCTCATCATCGTCGCTTCCAGTCTTTACAGCCTCGAATTCAAGAAGAAGCTTCATGCCATTCTTATTCTTATATGTTTCTAAAGCAAATTTCATCAACTCGCCATATTCAGAATACATAATTTCAACATATCTCTTTAATTCGATATTTTCGAAATTAAAGTGAAAAATATCACCTTCTAAATAATTCTTGTTTAGCGTTAAACTATCAACCACAATTCCATTGTACTTGTTTTCTTTCATTGGATATTTTTTTATCACATAACTATCTGCTACTTGATAATTCATAAATCCATTTCTTTCATATGGAATTACAATTGCTCCATTTTCGCACTCGTAAGAATTTCTTATAACCTTTTGCCAGAATTCCGCAGCAGTCATATTTGCATTTGGCGATAAATTCATTGCATAGGTAAATTCATTTGGTGTTTCTTTTCCTTTAACATATCGTTTTATCTTACATCTGCTTAATAAATCAGCAATTGTTGACATCGCAATATGTAGCGCAAGTTCTTTCATTCCAAGACCGTCGCGCAATTCATCTGATTTTATTGCTAACTCTAAAATAGAATAACCGTTATTTTTTCGACCTAAAAAATCAAACAGTCCCATTTCTCCATCTCCTTTCTAAAACGTCCAAACTTCAGGAATAACAGTTGACTGTCTGCTATCCACTAATTTATCAGCGCATGTCATTGAATGAACATACGCCATAAAGAGGTCGTTCTTACGACTTCGACGTTCTATTTTGTCATACTTGTAGTTTCCATTTGCAGCTGGTATCAACTTCGTATTATTGATTGACCATCTAAAGCATGGATCATCACCAGCACATAACTGGTGATTTACAAATATTGAATTGATTGGTTGAATTGCTAGCATAATGTCACTTGGTCTAACCAACTTCACCAACTCTTTATTGCTTGCATCAAATCCGGCATGTTCAAACGCTTCTCTTAATGTACTCCACCTATAACTATCCACTGCCAGCATAACAATATTGAATTTAAACGAAAGCGCCCAATCAACAATCAATTCTGGATAGATTTCAACATCATCAATCACTGTTAAGCATTCATTCATTTCAAATGTTTTTATAGCATCTTGATTGATGTGGTCCCAATCCCCAGACTTTCTACATAACCAAGCATGTTTAACTGTGTAATACTTATTCTTTTCAAAGTCTCTAAATGTAAAACACGCTCCTGCCATATCAGTTGTCTTTGTAAAGTCAACACCCAGAATGCAAGGCATCTTCCGAAGTTCTTCCAATGGTGGAAGTTCTTGATTCGTAGCTTGAATATTTTCCCAAGATGTAACTGGGTCTTCTTTCTTTTCAACTGGTAGATTCATACGTAACGACATGAACGAAGAATTTGTAACAGGGTCCTTTTTATACTCTGCATATTCCTTTTCAATTTCATCCTTCAAACTTTTAAAGTAATCAATTGACGGATTGGCCATAATCCAATTCTTTTGATCGTGTACTTCTTCTTTATCATTCAATGAATAAATAAAAAATAACGTTCCGTTATCGTAAACATTGTTGAATAATATTTCTTCTGCATCATTCAGATACTTATCAAGAGGTCCGCCACGCTTATCTCCGTTTGTAGAAGTCATTAAGCTTCTTGGATCAGAACGTGCATTGCCATTCATATCAAACTTCTGCTTACCTAATCCAGTTCTGAATACCCTAATATTTCCCCAATCATCAAATTCTTCAACTTCATCCAGATATACCATGCCAGAACGTAGACCTTGCTTTGACTTTGGACTATTTGTTCTATAGCGTAGAACAGATTTTGTTGTTTTATTTACAATTCGTTCTTTTGTCCAGGTCCATTTATCTTGGTAAATTTCAGGATGTGAATCCATCATTTCAAAAATATCATTAAATGATGTTTTAGCCTGGTCTTCTGCAGTTGCACATGTATCGATGTCATATCTTACGATTCCATTTACTGGTGTCATTAGGCAAAAGAATTCAAAGGATGCATATCCGTTTTTTCCATTACCACGTCCAAGGTATAAATATAAATCTGGCCATCGAAGGCTTTCATCCGAAATTTTTCTGACACAGTTGTGCAAAACAAAAGCACATTTTTCCCACGGCATCAATTTAAATGGGAAAAGAATTTCAAACGACATATAATTTTCAACTTCATCAAGTCGAATATAGATTTCCCCTTTTGCAAATTCTCTTTCCACTAATGAGACCAGTGCTTTAATGTGCTTATTTGTTCTTATCTTTTTTTGCTTAATAGCTTTGAAATAATCCCAGATTTCAGGACATTGTTTAACATCTTTACATAAGTGCGATTGCTTTGTCTTTTGCGGTTGGCTTTTTCTTGGCATCTTTCTTACGTAACAGCTGCGCTCTTGCAAGCACTGTCAATCCTAATTGTTTTTCATATTCCAAAGCATCGGAAATCAATACATGTCTTTCCTTTACCAAAGCATTTCGAATGGCGTTTTTCGTAGTTTTATTAATTTTCTTTGTCAGCTTGTCTCTTTCTGCAATCAAATTAACATATAGTTGTAAATGGATATCGTCGCTCGGCCACCAAAGGCCATTTTCAATCAATACATTCTTGAAAAAAGCATACATCTTTTCAGGATTGGTAATATCGTCTATTTGCGTAGCAGGAAGCACCAGTGCTTCATCTTCAGACTTTGCAAGTTCCTTCTTTGTTCGATGATTCGTCGCTTTTTTCTTCTTTTTAATTGCGACCGGTTCTTTTAACATACATGCATGCTCCTTTCTTGTGAAAATTCTCATATAATGTGCGAAAAATCTAACCTGTGCAGATTCTCCCCCGTTGTAAGCCCTCTCTTTTGAGAATGGCATACGGGAGAGTGGGGGGGTATTTACCATCGTTCTTGCGTTATTTTTTCGTTTTCTTTGTAATTAAATCTCTTATGAATCTTATTGTGACAATCAAAACATAAAGGCATAAGGTTTTGTTTCTCTACTCCGTCAACATCAATGAAGGTCTTACTTAAAGCAAGTTCAGGACGATCGTGTACATAGTTAATATGATGTACTGTCTCTGCTTTTCTAATCTTTCCTTCAGCTTTACAAAGTTGACACTCGTTGTGATTCTCCGTTAACACTTCATCTTTTAAATCACACCATGCTTTTGATTTATAAAACCTATATAGCCTATTGTCTTTTTCTAATTGCCTAATATATTCAGCAAGTTTGTAATCTTCCATTTCATATTCCTTTAGTAAATGGGCAGTTGCGCACAAGGAGTCGAATCAAATGAAAATCTACTATTACCCACGTTTTATAAAAAAAGAACAGACCTGCCCATGCATCTGCTCTTTTTCTACACTAGCATATTAGCATATATAAAACGGACATTGGCGGACACTAGCGGACACTTTCAAAATATCTATAGAATTTTTTTCTGCAGCTATCAGAATCAGACGTTGAATAAATCTTTCTTGCTGTTTCTTTCCAGCTTAGACCGTTCATGAAGTGCCATCGAATAATGATTTGAATTTCCGGATTATCAATTGTATCTACCCAATCTAAAATTCTTTTCATTTGAACTGCGATTTCATTTACTTTTTCTTCGAGTTCCTGATTTAATTTTTCAATCCTATAGAATGCCGAGCGTGTTGGATCTCCTGGTATGTTTGACTTCGTTCCAATCTGCCCAATTGGTGGAGATGATATTGGAAAGTACATTTGTCTAATTTGTTCCTGGATTGCTTGTGCTTGCATTTGCAGGTAGCGATAGTTTTTTAGTTCTTCAATTGTAATCATGTTTTTCCCTTCTAGCTATCTTTTTCTCTACCCAATGCAGACGATCTTCAAGCACAAAGAGTTGATATGTATTAACTTCCGCATATTCATTTCTTTTGTGCGCTTCCTTTACCCTTGCTATTTCTTTTTCTAAATCATTTCTTTTTCTATATAGAAGGGCTAGTTCAATTTCTTCCTTTTTAGTCATTGTCATCTACACCTGCGATTCTTGTTGCAACCATAATAAATACTCCAAAGAACACTCCACACGTGAAGGATAAAATGGCAATCATCATTATTCATCCTCCGGCATACAGAAAATACCTGTATCATTCCAATAGCTATCACCGATTAAATCGTTCATAACTTCTTGTGCTACCGCCTTGTTTGAATATCTTCCCAACAAGCGATCATCATTATCTATTGTTGCACGTACTTCATACTGAAGCTTATTGTCTATTTTCTTATCGATAACATAAAGCTTCTTAATGTTTGGGTTGTAATAAATTGTGTCTCTGTTTTGATTCTGAATTGAGTACATTTTTTTCTCCTTTTTTCTATTGTCTGTGAGTGTAACAGAATCATAACTATGTTACGCTCATTTCAAAGCCTCATTTTCTTAATAATGCTTATCAGTACTGATTTATCGTGTTTTCTTATCTTTTTGACAGTTACATAAATCGAATGTTACACTCACACATATTTTTCTATTGTTTTTGATACATGCAAGAATGTGTATTTTCTATCCCCATTTTTCTGTGTGGTTGATAGATTCTCTCACTTCTTGAATGTCTGAAGGTTCCAGCATTATGTAGAGCATTGTTTCAGCTGCACTCTCGTGCATCAGTAACTTCTGCGTTGTAAGTAAGTCGTGTGTCTCGTCCCAGTACCATCGGCCATACGATTTTCTTAAACTGTGGCAAGCAACAGGATATTCAATCCCTGCTTCTTTTGCTAATTGTTTGATTACTCTCCATGCCTGCTGACGCGTGATTGGATAGCCTTTTAAACCCTGCCTTGATTCAAAGATATATCCGTTAGGTTGGATTGTGTATCGTTCAATATACTCACTTACAATAGCGTATATATCTTGATTCATTGTGAACTGTTGGACTTTACCTGTTTTCATTTCTTTACAAGTGTATTGCCCACCAGCGATATCTCTCGGTGTAAGTTCAATCAAGGTTTCAATTCTGTTTCCTGTGTTTACTCCCAGGATTAGCAGAATGTAGTTTCTGTACCATACACGATACTTCCAACTGTTTGGATCGTGTTTATCCCTATGATTTAAACAACAGCGCACCATTTCATCAAAATCACTCTTGATAAACGGTTTAACGATTTCTCGCCCATGTTTATCTGCAGTCTTACGTAGATATCCTTTTGTGCGCTGTAGTCGTCTAAGCTGTCTCATCCACGTACTCGACCCCTAATTTTTCTAACTCCTTTATGCATCCATTTAATTCAGAGTTAAATTTATCTAAAATCGTTTGAACTATACTTTCATCCATTTCGTAAAAACGTCGATTAATTCTTACACATGAATCATTTATTCCTTCTTGTTTTGCATCATTAAGAAATC